TCCAAATTCAGATTTAAAATCTTTAATAGCAAAGTCATAACCGATTGAATGACCTTCTTTTTTACCTTCTGCCCTTACTGTTGTTTTAAGGGTTTCCAGTTCATCGTTGCTTACAAAGCTACCTTCAATAAAATCAATAGACATTTCGTCTTTTGAATCAATTGCTTTTTGCAGAACATCTGCGCCACCTTTGACGAACTTCGCCAACTCATCAATATTTTTAATCATTTGTTATTCAGTTTTTGCAGGTCTGCCTGCTTTTTTTTCTTCTTTCTCTGCTAATTCGTAAAACAAACCAGTTGCCTGAGTCTGTAAGTTGTTGGTTTTCGCATCACGTTCTGAAATCATAACATGACCTCGTTTAGTTAATTGTTTGCTGACTATCCGCTTTTTCGCTGGACTGTCCCACTCTGTCACTTTGTACTCTAAGTGCTTCTTGTCTTGCATCGTTTTTAATTTTTAGATATGTTTCAAATTCAGTTGATAATGTCGTAACATCTTTCAGTAAAATATCTTCGTAAACAAGCGATTTAAACCACTCGTTAAAGTAATACTTGCGTAACTTATCTTCGGTTGAAATCTCAGTTAATTTGCTTATTTCTTCGTCTGTTTTATGAACGAAAGGCTCTAATTTAATTCCTTTAGTCGCAACAGTTAGACTCTCCAAGTCGTTAGCAAATTCAGCTTGATAGAATTGATTTAAAAGATAATCTAAAGAAACTTTTGGACTTCCAGAAGTCTTTGCCTTTTCGTATTTATTCCAAATTTGATCAGGACTTTCAACTAAGAACCTTCGACCATAATTAATAGAAGCACCTTTAAAAGCATCGCCTAAATAGAATTGACCAATAAACATAACCATCTTTTTCTCTAAATCTTCAAATGAATCGGCAATACTATTTAGCTTGTCGTTTACTGGCTGAACATTTATAAACGCTTCGGTTGCTGTCTTTTCTTTACCGTTTGGCGAATCCTGAACGGTTGTACCCCAAAGCGTAAAATGCATCAATCCCCAAATCCAATCTAATTCAGTTCGTTGTTCTCTCCAAACTTCAAGATCAGGTTGAACATATCCGGCTATATTTGGTGCAAGTGTAGGTTCTTCGTTTGATGTTGGTGGTTTTAGTTTAATAACGTCTGAAACGTCTTTTCTAAACGTATTACCTTCACCTCGACAACTTATACACGTTTCTCCTTCATATAATCCAGTCCCATCGCATTTACGACATGGTTTAACGTATGCCCAGAAGATAGGGTAACCATGTAGAAACTCATATATGTTCTTTACTGAGCTTGTATTGAGATAATGATCTGCTAATTCAATAACTCCATCAACTGGACTTTTTTTCATTTCCAATTCAGCATCAATTAAGTCTGAATTGATAATAGCAGGACAGCGTTTAAACATCAAAGGATAAGTTTCTTCATCGACAATAGTAAATGAATCAGCTTTAACCTTTACAAGATAATCAAACTTATCATCGACAACACGATAAAAGTCAGCATCAATTTGCTTTCCAGATATATCGTTTCGTTTCTCTGGTTTGAATATTACCCATTCGCAATAACGACCATTAGCAAGATAGTTAAAGATACATTTGATACCCTTAATCGTTGGATAAGTTTCGTTGTCTTTAACCTCAAAAAAGACCAGTCCGTTAGGGTCTGAATAGAACTTATTTGCTTGTATTTTTTGAATCCAATCAGTTACAGAATAACCGTATTGAATCTCAGAAATCTTATCTTTTAAAAGTTGCTCTTTGGATTTAGTGGAAGCCGAAACGGTTTTATTTCCACCTTTAGCTGAGAATATTTTGTCTATCGGTCTTAGTAAGTTTTCAAACACAAACTTATTTGAAGTTGCAAACTTTTTTCTCAAATCGTATTGCCTTGCATTTTCGTAGTTATTAACAGACTCTAAATATTCAGCAACATCATCGCCATTGATATGAACATTCAGCTTTTTGTGATCTTCACAAGCCTCTTTAATCCATTCGGGTTTACCTTTTTTAATTAGGACTTTTATATCTTCAATAGATAGTACTGCCATGATTTAGAATATCGTTTGACAAATGTATAAATTCATTTTGATATTATTATCAATTTGATAATTTATTTTTAAATTGATTCATCTACTATTATTGATTCACTTGTAGATGTTGAAGTCAACCCATAACTATTTACAATAACAACCTTAAATACCCACTCCCCAGCAATGTCATTAAACGCAGTTGTAACATCATATTTTATAATGTTATTGACATTATCTACTGAAGTCGGGTCTTTTTCAACAAAAGAAATTGTATTAGGCTTTCTTATCAATACTTTTATGCTTTGTGCATTTATGATTGATTCGTTGACTGCCATTTCAACTTTAAAGTCATTTGCTATTGTTGGCATATCTTTTTAATTTAAGTATAAATCTAAATAAATTATTCGTTCTGTTTTAACTTCTAAACTGACTGTCCTTTGTGTTTTTAAGCTGATTTGTTCAGTTCTTTTTAATAAAAGATGTAAGCCAATAATCGGTATAATATAAACGCCTAGATTGTCTAATTCATTTTTACAATAATTATCGTTTACTGAAATATAGTAATCCTGAATTACCTCAATCTTATCTAAACCAATTCCTACAAAATTATCCTCAATACTTAATACGTGGTTTTGCAGTATTGTTAAATTATCAATCAAAACAGAATTAAATAAATCGCTTATTTCAATCGTGCTATTTTCAACGATTTTTATATTATCTAAAATGTTCGTATTATATATGTCTTGAATAATAAGATCAGATACAATGCCTATTATGATATTATCCTGAAAATTAGAAACATAATTATTTTGAATATCTATAACGTGATTCTGAGAAACATTTACTAAATCAAGACTATTAGCGTTAAAAGAATCATTTACAACTATCAAATGCGCTTGAGTTATCGAAACGCTATTTAATATATTATCATTAAAGCTATTTTCAACTAATATAACGTGGTTTTGTAATAAAACAATACTATCTAATTGATTTTCATTTACATTTGCCTGAAGCGTTAAATTATGCGCCTGAGTTAGTGAGATTAAATCAAGAAGATTAGAATTGATATTATCTTGAACTTGAATAACTACGTTTTGAGTTATTATAATACTATCCAAAATATTACCGTTTAAATTACTTTGAACAGTAATATTGTGAAGTTGTATTATTGCAACTGAGTCTAAAATGTTTGAGTTAAATGAGTCTTGTACCTGAATTATATGGTTTTGTGTAATAGCAACCGAATCAAGTATATTCGTATTAAACGAATCTTGAACAGTTGCTGTCTTATTATTCCAATTTAACTCAAGTAGTAAACTCATGTTATTCGACTACAAATACAACAATAATATTTGTTGAACCGACTGAACTATTAGTCGTTTGATCAACCTTTAACCCTTCGCCTTCTCTCAAATAAATACCTTGACCATAAGCAAAAGAAGGTACATGATTTAATATTGATGCCATGCTTCCATAAGGTATAGTTTCTTCGCTGGAAGAGTTTGGAGAAAGCAAAATAAAGTTAGTAGTTGCACCTCCAGAAGGCTTAATTCTTGCCGTAACATTAGCATTTAACGCTGTATTTGTTGAATCGAATGGTCTTGGCGTTAAAGCTGAACCCCCTGAACCAATGGCAGAAGTCTTTATAATTTCCCAAGTCAAACCCACACCAGTAACAGCAGCTAGTGTAGGAATAATATAAATTCCCTTAATCTCTATGATTTGACCTGAACCGGAAGCATTGAAAATATCAATAAATGTTGTTCGTGCTGCGGCTACGTTTGCTGAGTTAGCTGTTTGAACTACCCATGTAGGAATAGAACCGTCTATATGACCTGATTCATTCGCTACCATTACAACCTGATATTCTTTGCTATTTACTAAATGAGTAGCAACTAAGTCACCGCTTCCGGCTGTAACTGCTATTGAATTATTAGCCTGGGTCATTTCGTTATGGTGTTACGTCTGCAATTTCAAACTTATGCGCTGGTATGGTTACAGTATTTCCAGCTGTTACAACCTGAGAAGTACAGGTATGAACCATTAGCAATTGAGTAGCAGAGCAAAGAGCTACATGAGTAGCAGTACCACCAACATCAATAGTTAATCCAGACTGGGCGTTGATAGTTACTTTACGCCCTGAAATATCACCATCTGCTGCACCAGTAAAACTGCCAGAAGTTAATCCAGTCTTTGTTGCTAATGCTGCACTAATAGCAGTTGCCCTTGTTGTTGGTTGTGAACTGCAAAGATACTCCTCTGTTGCATTATTTTTGATGTAGTCTATCGCTGCATCATATACTAAATCATTTACATACTTTGCCATTGTATTAAGTTTTAATGTTATATGATACAAATATATAAATAAATTCAATTACCACATTGCTACAAATTCCTTTTTAACCTCAAAGATCATTCTCATTAATAACATATCCATATAGTCAGGAGAATGTCCTAAACTTTCTTTCATCTTATCTTTGCTGATAAGTTTCTTTTTCTGTTCGTCATTATCGACATTGTCGCTATCTCTTTTAAGACATGATGATATTTCTTTTTTAATTTCTTCCTGTTGCGCTTGACTGCAAGTAATCTTTATTTCTCTATTGTTGATCACCTCTGCTAATTTAAACCCACATTCAGATTTAAGATTCTTAAACTCTTTTTTATTCTTAGGTGTTGCGTTTCCGTGAAAAGTTTTAATGTTCTGAATATAGCTTTCAAGATATGCCCCCAAACCGTCACTATCTGCAACTATATTTGAATTGCCTACACCTTTATCGTTCTTCAGTTCTTTCAAGTCTAATTCGATTGATTTTCCGGTTGACTTACCTTTATCAATTGCAACAGTACATCTTAACCCTTCCCAATATCCGGCAATAAATTTATCTCGCCCTTGCATCGCTAAATCAGCACTAATATACTTCGTACCACCTTTTACATGATCGTTTGTAAATATGTCGCAAATAGCATCGTACTGGCACAAAGCCGAAGGATCATCGTCATAATCGAAGTTACCTAATATCTGACGTTGGATAGTTACTTGATCGCCTGTTTTAGTTAAATCCTGAATCCACTCTTTTACGCTTGGATGAGGATTATCAGCAGGTAATGCCGGAATAAACTTTTTATGATCATCCTCAGTGCCTTCTTTGAACGGCACATAGTAACGATTATAAACATGATTCTTTGCCGGATTAAAACATTCAAACTGTTTTCTTTTTAGGTTGTATTTATCGTTGTTTCTCCATCCAGTACGCTCAAACAATTTATAAACAACAGATAATTCTGTTTCGTTGCTTTCATCTATTGCTGATCTGGTTAACTCAAAACCTCCAAATCTAGTGTTTAGCGGATCGCTAGGTTTATAAGCCGTATCAATCAAAAAAACGTCTGACTTATTGCCGAACGATATTTTATTTAGCTCCTGATTGTAGTTATAAGTATTTTTAGATGTTTTATTTAGTTTGTAGTCAACTATTCCATAAAATTCAAACTGCTTGAATAAGGTTAGTAAAACAGTCCTTTTAAGCGTTGATAATTCCTTTCGAGCCAATCCCCAAGCTATGTCGGAATAAGCGAAACAATCAAATATAATAGCGGTACATTCGATAATAGATTTTCCACTGCGAGCAGATCCTCCATATCCTACATCGGTAGTATTTTCATCATTCAACAATTCAATAGCACGAATCTGCTTTGGTGTCATATAAAAGTAATTCCCATCAGGATAAATACCGATAGGAATATGCTTGTATTCTTTACGCTTGTAAAGTTCTATGTAAATGTCAAATTCGTGAGAAGTCATTGCAAAAATTGTAATTGCATTTGATTTTTTTCAATAGCTTTTTCAACTTCACTAACTTTTAATGTCGAATAATAACTATGGCTTCCACTATAAATCTGACAATACTCTATTTCATTTTCTATATAAGAAGTTATTGCATCTATTCTGTAAAATATAATCGGTCTAACGTCGCATAATCTTAAATCAAAATCAATATCGGCATTATCCAACATTTGAAGCGAATCAGTATTAAATAATATTGGTAGTTTTATTTTCATTAAGTAGTTGTTAATTCTTCTTTCTGAATAGTAGTTTTATTGCTTTCTGAATAGTAGTTTATAGTCATAATTGCAGCCTTTGAAACTATTCTTTTAATCAGTTGCTTTTGAACAGTTGTGCAATATGATTTGTGGTTTGCAATTCTGATATATTGATATTTTATTTCTTCGATTGTGAACTTATCTAAAAAGTCTTTAACGCCACCTTTGACTCTTTTAAGTTTAAAGATTTGTTCTTTGATGGCTTTAATTTCATTTAACGTCAATTCATCAAATTTAGGATCATCAAATATTTCCTGTAATGAACTTTGCATTGTTAGTTTTGGTGTCATTTTAGTTTATTTATTGATTATTAATAGTTTAGTATTTTTATTACTTACAATCGCTTGCCTTGACTCGCTGGCTGTTTTTATAATCGTAAGTTAAAAGTCTATTTTTCTTTCAATTTATTAGTAGCGTTCGCCCTCAATAGTAGTTCTTCGGTTGAAAGTTGAGCTAAATCCAATACCTTAGGAGTCATTGAACCGTCTGAACTTGATAAATCTAATCTTTCTCCATATTTCTTAGGTTGCATCTTAGCAAGTATCCATTTTCTCGCATCAATTCGCAATCTTGATCTTTGTATATGTTCTAAGTTTAGTATTTCAACTTCAACACCTTCGGATATCTGTTTCTTTACAAAGTCATTAATACCATCATCGGCAATGTCAATCATTTCATCAAAAAGAATATCTGATCTTATCAATGTCGCGTAGTTATAAAGCTCTTTTAACTGATCTGATTTTGAAAGCCATTGAAAGAAAGTAACATAGCTAATTTTTGATTCCTTAACAGCCTTATTAAAAGATATTTTTTCCTCTATTACCCTATCGCATATTTCGGTGACAATAATTATCTTTTCTTCTTCTGTATGATTATAAGGCTTTGCCATTTACTTTATCTTTAGTTCTTCTTCCCAATCAATGATCTCAACTTCTTTTGCTAAATCCATACTGCAATTACATCTAGGACAATCTATACAGCAAGTGCCCATATATATTTCATCTAAATAACCACATTCAGGACATTTCTGAGCTTTTTTCATTTGGTTTTAATTTAAGCTAAACAATGTTCTTATTCTAATCCGGTTTAAAGGTAGTATTTTATATTCAAAGCAGTAAATAGTTTCAGTATTGAATCTTAGGCTAAACTTTTTATAGTGTCCTTTAAATTCAATTACTTCTAATCTGTATTGCTTTGTTTTAGACATATTTAGAGTTTATCAAAGTCGTTGCAATATCTAAAGTAACCCATATTGTCAAGATGTAAATTAGTTGGCATCCTAAACATTACTCTTTTGCCTAAACTACACTTTGCTTTCTTTTCAACTGTAAAAGATTCTTTATCGCCAAACTTTTTAAATTCTGGCATTATGAAGTTTGAACAGTTTATACATTCAACTCTTTTTGTTTTCATAAATCCAAAGTTACAAATAAATTAGTAAATATAAAAACTTAGTTTGGTTCAGATACTCCAATAGTCGAACTATTTAATAAACTGTGATAATTTCATCAACTGGTATTTTTCTTTCTCGTAATTGTTTAAAAGAAACATTCGATCTGTGATAATTGATCGCCTTTTTATTCCCATTATCAAACGGCTCTAGTTTCTTAAAATAAACAGTTCTTCGATAATGGAAATGAGGAATCAAATAAAGATTTCCGGCATAATCAGCAACTAAATAATCAAATCCGCGATACCTATAAGCTATTTTTAAAAGTATTGGTTTCATTGGTGTTTTGAGCAATTAACTGCGGGTATTTACAAGTTATGGCTAATGCTACCAGAAGT